TATGATTATTAATGTATATAATAACAGAAAGGTTCGTGATGGCCAAAGAGTGGCAGATACAAAGAAACACGCCACGGGTCTTATTATGTTTGTTAGAGACCGATACGCAAAAGAAATTGATAAACGCTCATCACAAAAAGGTAAAGACGTACAGATTAAGAAAAGAGATGAATTATTAAAGTTTTTTGATAAGAAAAACCTTAAAAATCTGCAATTAATCTTTGAATTACAGAATTTTGTTATAAATAGTAAATTAATTATTATAAATAAACTAAACAAACTTTCTAAAATAGGAACGTTTGTTAAAACTAAGTCCGGATTTAAGGTAACCAACCCCGAAGGTTTTGTTGCCATAGATCGAATGGAAGGTGGTGCTGTTAAGTTGGTAGACCGTATGGAATTTTCTACTAATAATTTCAGCAAAGATATTATAAAAGGTTGGGACAATCCTAACTAATATATGGGTAACCGAGGATAGAATATGCTAACATTTCAGCAACATACAGAAGCTGCTTCTGCTCGAACAAGAATGAAGATGAAAATCGCCATGAAGAAAAACAAGGCGAAGATTGCTCTTGGAAGAAAGAAGGCAGCCAAAAAACTCGCATCCCCCGAACAACTCAAAAAACGAGCAGAAAAAACAGCACGTAACATGCTCTTGAAGAAGATACTCAAGAAACGTGGTAAAGAGGATTTATCCTTTTCCGCTCGTCAAGATATAGAAAAGAAGCTCGATAAAAAGAAAGCAGCTATTAAGAAGATTGCAAAGAAAATCTTGCCATCTATTAAGGCAAAAGATAGAGCTAAATTGAAAAAAGGTGGAGATGCGGGAAAAGATGATTAAGAGTTTTAGTGATTACGTAACAGAATCAAGAGGCGATGTAACAATCGTATTTGGTCGATTTAACCCACCTACAAGTGGTCATGAGAAGCTGTTTGAAGCCTTAAAAAAGGCATCAAGAGGCGGCACATATAGAATATATGCTTCTAAATCACAAGATCCTAAAAAGAATCCCCTAGATTTTAAAGAAAAAGTAAAATTTCTACGCAAGATGTTTCCAAAGCATGCTCGTAATATTATGGCTGACTCTGATACTAGAACAGTTATTGATGTTGCAGTTAAGTTATACGACCAAGGATTTACTAAATTATCAATGGTTGCAGGATCAGATAGAATAAAAGAATTTGAAATCTTGCTTAACAAATATAACGGTGTTAAGGCAAGACACGGTTTTTACCAATTCGAGGGCAACATTAGAGTTGTTTCTGCTGGTGAAAGAGATCCTGATAGTGATGATGTTTCAGGTATGTCTGCTTCTAAAATGAGAGCTGCTGCACAAGCCAATGATTTAAAACTTTTCTCAAAAGGTATGCCTAAGGGTTATAAAGGTGCAATCGAGTTATTCAATGCAGTAAGAAAGGGTATGGGTTTAAAGGAATCAAAATCATTTAGAACACACGTTGAATTACCTAAAGTATCTGAAACTAGAGAAAAGTTTGTAGAAGGCAATCTGTTTAAAGTTGGAGAACAAGTAAAGATTAATGATTCAGGAAAAATTGGTACTATTATTAATTGTGGTGCTAACTATTTAACTCTAGCATTATCAGAAGGTTCTAAAAAGAAAGTCTGGCTAGATAGTGTAGAGAAGCTAGATGAAAAGGCATACGGCGATATGAATGCTAAACAAAAAGCAGCACATGATAAGCCAAGAAAAGATATGCCAAAAAGCAAACACACTAAGAATTTTAAAAAGAAATTTGGGGAAATGAAAAGTTTTGCCCAGGCATTAGAAGAAGCAGATGTTAAAAAAGCTCTTCAGAAAAAGGCAGATAAATCAGGAATGCCTTATTCAATTTTAAAGAAGGTATTTGATAGAGGCTTTGAGGCATGGAAATCGTCTCACAGACCAGGAACAAATCCAACTCAATGGGGATTAGCAAGAGTTAATTCATTCGCAACAAAATCATCTGGCACATGGGGTAAAGCTGACGCAGACCTAGCCGCTAAAGTAAAGGGATAAAAAATGAAATTTAAAGAATTAAGAGAAAAGTATAAAAGTAAATATCCCGCAGCTCTTGTTGCTGCGGCAGTAAAGATTGCTATTGATATGGGTGGTGCAATGACTCCGGCCGTTAAGAAAATTGAAGCAATGAAAAGGGGTTTATCAGATGATCCTATTGTTAAAGATGCGTTAAGACAAGCTAATGAATCTGTTAATGAAGACTATGCTCAAGAATTAGACCTTGCACAAAAGAATATAGCAAGACTTTCCAAGAAAGAATCAGGCCAAGACCAGAAAGATTATCAAGCAGTAGCTCGGGCACTAAATCAAGGTAACCTCGGTGCAGTTAAAAAAGTAATTAAAGGTATTTCAACAAAAGAAATCCAAGCTGACATATTAAATGTCCTTGTAGGTTATAATGACTTAATTGCTAAAATGTATCCTAAAGCAATGTCAGGTGGTAAATTTAAAAGCGGCATGACAGTTGATAAAATGGTTAAAGAATCGGTTGACCTTGATGAGTCAACTAAAGCGTATGCTGCTTCATTAGAGAAAATGGCTAACGATAGAAAGCTGAAGAATATCTCTAAGAAAGATCGTGACATTCTGGCTAAACTAGCTGATATGATGAAGAACGCTAACGAAGAAGTTGAAGAAGCCAAGGCTCCGAAAGCAAAGGGTTTAAATATTTACGGTTCAGAAATTAGTGGTTTAAAAAATAAAAAAGGTAGACCACATACTGTAAAGCCAATGAACGATAAAGGTAAACTCACATTTAGGGTAACAGATGAATTCGGTTCATTTAAAACTGTTGACTTAAAAACTTTTGCAAAAGAGTTTGGATAATGAAATCTTTTAAAGATATAAGAACAAAGAGCGTTGATGAAGCACCACTAATTATGGCAGATACTGATATGGCAACAACACTGTTTAAGCAAATTAAAGATGACATGATGAAGAATGCCAGACAGAAAAAGGAAGAGAAGAATTGGCCAGTATTACAAACCCTTGCTAAATTAGCAGGATATGGAATTACTAAAAAGGGACAGACTAAGGGCAGGTCATTTCGTTATGACTTAAAGAAAAAGTAATATGCGTTTTAAAGAACATATTAATATAATGGAAGGTGTAAATGATCCTTCTATTTTTAAAGCAGTATTCCTAGCAGGTGGACCGGGTTCTGGTAAATCATTTGTTGTAGGTAAAACTGCACTAAAAGCTCTTGGATTTAGATTGATAAATTCAGATGATGCTTTTGAAAAAGGATTAAAGAGAGCAGGCCTGACACTGGATCCAGATGATATTGCATCAGCTCAAGGCCAGGCAGTAAGAGCTAGTGCGAAGGCACTTAGTGGTAAAATAATGGTTAGGGCTTTAGAGGGAAGAAATGGTATTGTAGTAGATGGTACCGGTAAGGACTATGCTAAGATTAAAAAGCAAGTTGATCTAGTTAGAGAATTAGGTTATGCAGTACATATGATATTTGTTAATACTGATTTAGAAACTGCAATAGATAGAAATAATCAAAGGCCCCGTTCGTTGCCAGATAAGATGGTAGAAAAAATGTGGAAAGATGTACAAAAGAACATTGGTAAATTCCAAGGACTTTTTAGAAACCGTATGATTGTTTTAGATAATTCTAAAGGTTCTGATATAGAAGCTTCAACATTAGAAGCTTATAAAGATATAAAAACTTGGGCAGCGAAGCCGCCCGAAAATTCCATTGCAATGAAATGGATAAAAAGCCAAAGGGGAAAATAATGAAGAGTTTTAAACAATTCAGAGAAGCACTTAAAAATCCATACAAAGGTATGGCTAAAAGTGATTTAAAAAGAAAACTGGATTCTTTTGAAAGTCAACATAGTGACTTAATCAGTAAGAGTAAAGGCAGATCAGTAAAGAAAATAGAGCCAGAAATTAGAGATATGGAAACTAAAATTCAGCAGATTAGACAGTTGCTAGGAATTAAAAGATAATGCATAGTTTTTTAGAACATATACAAGATAGGTTTGGGTTATATGAAGGTGCATATGTACCATTAGAGCAACCTATGATTGAAATTGATGAAGAAAAACAACCAGAATTAAATAAACCAAAACGCTCTGGTGGTAAAAAGAAATATGTTGTATATGTTAAAAATCCTAAAACGGGTAATGTTAAAAAGATTGAATTCGGTGACGTAAAAGGTGGTTTAACATCTAAAATTAATGATAAGGGGGCAGCTGCTAGTTTTGCTGCTAGGCATAATTGTGATACTAAGACAGATAAACTATCGCCCGGTTATTGGGCTTGTAGGCTGCCTAAGTATGCTAAAAATTTGGGGTTAAAAGGTGGTGGAAATTACTTTTGGTAAACCGTATTGGGAAGATGCTGAAATCAGAACATTTGACCCAACCATAGAAGATGCAGAATTTGTATGGCATCGTGATATGGAGGATCGTGAAGTAGAGATACTAGAAGGCGAAGGTTGGCAATTTCAAATACAGGATTGCTTACCTTGGTTACTAAAGACTGGCATGATATTTGATATTAGTAAATTGGAATATCATAGATTAATTAAAGGTGTTACACCATTAAAATGCAGGGTACATAGATATGTCAACAGTCAGTGAACAAAGAGCTGAACAGGCCATGAGGCTTGATAGAATTGAGCAGAAGATTGATCAAATGTCTACTGCCATTATTTCCTTAGCTAGAGCTGAAGAAAAGATTGCCACTATGGCAGAATTTGGTAAACAACAAGGTGAACAAATATTAACTGTTATAAATAGAGTTGATAGGTTAGAAATATTAGTGCGTGAGAATGCACAAACTGTAAACGTAATTAATAAACTATTCTGGATAGTAATTGCAGGTGCTGCAACGGCTATTACAGGAATGCTTTTCATTCAATAGGAGACAAAAATGAAAATTAATGATAAAGATACCTTAAGCATTGCTGCAGCTGTTAGCGATGTACTTGAAGGTAAAGTAAAAGAAGATGAGGTGAAATATCCTCATAAAATGTATGATCCAAAAACTGGTGATGAAGTATCAGTTAAGGATGAAGCAGAACATGAAAAATACAACAAGCAAGGTTGGGTTCACGAGAAGCCAAAACTTGAAGTTGCTGAACCAGAAGCTGAAAAAGAAAAAGAGTTTAAGGCCAAGCATGTTGTAAAGAAATCTGGTGCTAAAGATGATGGTACTATTACCAAAGAATCAAAAGAAGAGCCAGAAGAAGATGAAGAAGAAGTTGATGAAGCTTCAGAAAAGCAAAAGAAATATCAAGCTTTCTTCCAAGCGGCTCTTAAAAAGTTTGGTGCTAAATCACCTTCAGAACTGGATAAAGAAAAAAGAAAAGAGTTCTTTAACTATGTAGATAAAAACTACGAAGCAGATTCTGAGGAAGATTAATCACTAGCCTTTGAAGGGTATATATAATATATGATGAAAATATTTGAAGAATTGACGCATAGAAATTTTAAACTTTACGCGGCCCAGCATTATAACAACCCTGAGGCCGTTGATGTAGATGAGTTTAAAGAAGATGTAAGTAGGTTTAAATATATTAAAAGACTTTTAAGTCGCTATGAAGCACATGGAGATTTACAAGAAAGATTAATATTAAACCACTTAATTGTATTATATAATGTCTTTGGCATAAACTGCGCAAATAAAATGTTGTGGTTTAAAATAGAAGAGCAACACTGGACATATATTAAACCATTCCTAGTGTTTTTAAACTATTTGCCTATAGACGAAAAAGTAGAGGTTCCACTGGATCCAGAAATAATAGAGAGGTTAAGAAAACTATAATGGGCTTAATATCAAGAACTGGTGATTTATTCTATGCCTTTAGGTTTCTTAGAACTCTAACCAAGCAGTGGAATCAAATGGAAGCCTTTGAGTTAGGCATCATTGATGAAAATGGCAAGGTATTAAAAAAGGCAAAGGAATTAACTACGCCTGAAGAGAAATCTGCATATACAGTATTTCATAGACTTGTTTTTAATATTAAAAGATTACTGAATAAATTACCATTCGGTAAATCTAAACTAGCCTCTTATGCAGCTGCTCTATTTCTAATTAAAGAAAATACTGGGTTAACTGAAGAGGAAATTAAAAAGGTAATGTCAGAGGTGTTAGACAGTACAGAAGAGCTTGAAGAATCTACTTGGTTCCAAGAAGATAGTAGATTAAAGCCTGGAAGGTACAAATTAACGGAAGAGGTTGCATCGCCAACAACAGGAGAAGTTGTTGCTCATCCTAAAGACATTATTGAAGTAACAGATTTTATAGAGCCAGTAGATAGGCTGTTTAGCCAAAACATATATGAAGTAACTCATATTAAAACTGGTTTAAAGTTGTATATTACAAATGGAGAAATTAAAAGATGAAAAAATTTAAGGATGTATGGGAAACTGCTGCCAATGCTACTGGTGCAAGTGTATCTATGCCTTCAGATGCATCTCATGCTAAAAAGAAGAAGAAGGACATTTATGACGGTAGAACTAAGGCTGGAAGAAAATTTGTAGAAAGAATTTTAGCCAGAAGAAAGGCAGCAGAAGCCAAAAAGGTAAGTGAATTTAAAAAAGGTTAAATTATGTCAAAAATATTGATTGGAATAATTGTTGTCATGGGTTTGGGAGGATATTTCCTCTATAATAAAAACTTAGAATTAGTTCAACTAAACAAGGCATATGAAGTAAGAGATGCCGAGCAAAGGGCAACAATCGTTGCCATACAAGAAAACATGGAAACTACTCAAAAAGCATTGACTGGTCTCCAAGTAAAAAATCAACAATACGAAGAAGAAATGTCCGAATATTTAGATATATTCAGAAGACATAACCTAGCAAAACTAGCAAGTGCAAAGCCAGGATTAATTGAACCAAGTGTTAATAAGAGAACTAAGGAGGTATTTGATGAGATTGAAAACATTAGTAATCGCATTTCTAGCCTTAACAATTAGTGGTTGTTCTCTACTAGGGCCTAAAGAAGTTGAAATTATAACAAAACCTGTTAAAATAGATATTGTTCAACCTACTCTCCCTAGAGGTATTAATTTAAAAGAACCTAAATGGTATGTTGTTTCTGATGCCAAAGTAATTGAGAATTGCTTAAAGAATCCAGAAACTAAAGAACCAGACTGTAAATTAGGTAGGGAAGATAGGTATCCAGAAGGATATACACACATGGATAAATTTATAGATGCCATGCGTAAACAGCACGGAGGCGATGTTGTCTTTGTTGCAATGACAGTTGAGGATTATGAGCTTATGGCTTATAACACTCAGGAAATTAAAAGATATATAAGTCAACTAGGCGAAGTAATTGTATACTATCGTAATGTAACTATAGGTGATGATAATGCTGGAGCAGTTGAAATTAAGGTGGAGGAAAATGAGTAAAATAAAAGAATTGGGTAAGTGGGATAGAGCATTAATTGCAGCAAAACTATCAGCTCTTGCATATAAAAATGAAAAACAAGTTGTCGATGGGGCTAAAAAATTAGGATTTCCATGGGCAAAATTAATTAGCAGAGATGGTGCAGAGGTATTAGTCGCAAAAGACAGAAATGATTTATGGTTTGCGTTTAGGGGTACAGAACCTTCTAAACTAAATGATGTCATGGCTGACTTAAATGTTATTAAAAATTCAGCCACAGCTGGTGGTAAAGTTCACAGTGGATTCCAAAAAGAAGTTAATGATTTATGGCTTGACATTGTAGCAGAATTAGAGCACAATGATCAATTAAAAATCCGTAAAGATGTTTATTTTACTGGTCATAGCTTAGGTGCTGCTATGGCAACTATTGCTTCTACCAGATACCCACAAGCTCAAGAGTTATTCACCTTTGGTTCACCGAGAGTAGGTGGCAAACACTTTATTAAAAATATTACAGTACCACATACAAGATTTATGAATAATAATGATATTGTATGTAGAATACCACCCGCATGGTTAGGGTTTAGGCATCACGGCGAAATGGTCTACTTTGATAGAAATGGTGATGCACAGGCTAAACCTACATGGGCTGATCTGTTTTATGGTATTTTAAACTCATGGAAAAGATTTAAGTTTTTCGATGGGATTGTTGACCACGGCATTCCCAATTATGTAAGAGCTATTAATAGACTAAAGAAAAGGGATAAGTGATGCACTGGTTAATCGTACTGTCACTAAAATCTATTCTCTCTAGTATTATTGGTTCCTCTTTTTATCAGTGGTTTCAAGGCACTACACTAGGTATATGGTTCCAAAAACAAGTGGATAGATTTATGGAGTATTTTGCATTAAAGTACTCTTTAGAGCTAATGAAGAAAGATGCCAAATTTAGAAAGCAATACCCTCTACAAGCAGAAAGACTAGATGCTTTAGAAGAGGATATGGAGACTCTTTTTGAGATACATTCTAAAGAAATAACAAAACATCTTACTGAAAAATAATTAAAAAATGTGTTTACAATCCGTGTGGGTTGTGATATAATATACATATTATACAATGAATGGAATTAATACAATGTCAATTAAGGTTACTAAGCGTGACGGCACGCTGCAAGAGTTTGATTTAGAGAAAGTACATCAGGTACTAGAATGGGCCGTGGCGGATATCGCAGGTGTCTCTATGTCAGAGATAGAATTAAAAGCTAATATACAACTATATGATAAGATTCCCGCATATGATATTCACGAATTGTTAATCAAGTCAGCTGCAGAACTTATATCAGATCACACCCCAAATTATCAATTTGTTGCCGCTAGGTTAATTTCTTATAAGCTGAGAAAGGAAGTTTATGGGGATTATACACCTTGGCATCTAAAAGATCTTATTATTCAGAATGTAGACCGAGGAGTTTATGATGGCGGCATCATGAAAGCTTACATACCTGAAGAAATTAATGATTTAAATGATTATATTAAACATGAACGAGATGATACATTTACCTTTGCAGGCATGGAACAGTTTAGAGGTAAATATTTAGTTCAAGAAAGATCAACTAAAACACATTATGAAACACCACAGATGTTATACATGATGGTTTCTGCTACACTATTTCAAAATTACCCATTAGAAACTCGATTAAAATATGTTAAGGAATATTATGATGCAATTTCTCAATTCTACATTTCATTGCCTACGCCAATTATGGCAGGTGTACGGACTCCAACCCGTCAGTTTTCGTCTTGTGTGCTCATTGAATCTGGTGATTCTCTTGACAGCATCAACTCTACTGCCACCTCTATCGTAAAATATATCAGTAAAAAGGCTGGTATCGGTATTGGGGCTGGTGCTATTAGAGCCGATGGGGCAAGAGTGGGTGATGGTTCTATTGTTCACACAGGTCTTATTCCATTCTTAAAGTATTTTCAAGCCGCTGTTAAATCATGTTCACAAGGTGGTGTTCGTGGTGGTGCTGCTACTGTATATCTACCAATCTGGCACTATGAGTTTGAAGACTTAGTTGTATTGAAAAACAATAAAGGTACTGAAGAAAATCGTGTAAGGCATATGGATTATGCATTCCAATTAAATAAAACAATGTATGAACGATTGCTTTCGGGTGGAGACATTACATTCTTTGATCCAAGCGATGTGCCAGGGCTATATGAATCATTCTTTGATGATCAAGATAAATTTAAAGAGCTATATGAAAAATACGAAAAGGCACGTAATGTTAGGAAGAAAGTATTACCTGCCCTAGATGTATTTCAGATGCTCTTAACAGAACGAAAAGACACAGGTAGAATTTATGTAATGAATGTTGACCATGCAAATGATCATGGAGCATTTAATCCAAAAGAAGCTCCTATTCGTATGAGTAACCTATGCTGTGAAATTGATTTACCTACAAAACCACTCAATGCTGCTGATGATACCGAAGGGGAAATATCACTATGCACACTCTCTGCAATCAACTGGGGATTAATTAATGAGCCCTCAGAATTTAAAAGATATTGCGATTTATCTGTCCGTGCTCTCGATGAGCTGCTTGATTATCAGTCTTATCCTGTACCTGCGGCAGAACATGGGACTATGAATCGTAGACCCCTTGGTGTTGGAATTATCAATCTAGCATATTTTCTAGCCAAGAGAGGTCTTAAATATGATGAATCTGCATTCGAAGTTGTTGATGAATATGCAGAAGCATGGTCATATTATTTAATTAAAGCATCTGCAAATCTGGCCAAAGAAAAGGGTAAAATACCTTTAAATAATGAAACAAAATACGCCAGTGGAGTATTGCCAATTGATACATATAAGAGTGCGATAGATAATTTAATAGAGCATAAAGAAAGGAAAAAGTGGAACGAGCTGAGAACTCAACTCAAAGACACCGGTATCCGTAATTCTACTCTTATGGCATTAATGCCTGCAGAAACATCCGCACAAATTTCTAATAGCACGAATGGTATTGAACCACCACGTGCCTTGGTATCCTACAAACAAAGTAAGGACGGTGTTCTTGCACAAGTTGTTCCAGGCTACCACCATTTGAAAAACAAGTATGACTTGTTATGGGACCAAGAAAGTCCTGATGGTTATTTGAAAATTTGTGCAATTTTACAGAAATATATTGACCAAGGTATCTCTGTAAATACTTCATATAACCCAGAGAAGTTTGAGGATAATAAAATCCCTATGTCTGTTATGTTACAAGATTTAGTAACATCATACAAATATGGATTAAAACAACTATATTACTTTAATACCTATGATGGTTCTGGAGAAATTAAAGAAGAGTTACCAGAGCTAGAGCAAACAATCATTGACGAGGAAGACTGCGATAGTTGTAAGATATGAAAAAAGAAAGAATACCTTTAAAAGGTGGAGCAGAATGGGATGCTTTAACTGATGCTCGTAGATGGTATTGTTATTTAACAAAACCAGGCGTCACTAAAAGTATTAAAAAAGGTTATAATAAACGATTTAGAAAAAAAGGAAAAGTGAATGGCAGTATTGAAGAAGAATAAAAAATCTCATATGAATAAAAATCTATTCTTAGATGAATCAGTAGATATTCAGAGATTTGATGAAGTAAAATATCCACAAATTGAAAAAATCACAGAGAAACAATTAGGATTCTTTTGGAGGCCCGAAGAGGTAGATATTTCAAAAGATAAAAAGGACTTTAACGGATTAACAGATCATGAAAAGCACATTTTCACTTCTAATCTCAAGAGGCAAATACTACTGGATTCGGTTCAAGGCAGAGCTCCCAATCTGGCATTCTTACCTATTGCAAGTTTACCAGAGCTTGAAAACTGGATCGAAACTTGGAGTTTCTTCGAGACTATTCATAGTAGATCTTATACTCATATCATTAGGAATATTTACGCTGACCCTTCTACTGTATTTGATGGTATGCTAGATGTAAAAGAAATCCTAGATTGTGGTAATGATATTGCAAAATATTATGATGATTTAATTGATTGTAATAATAGTGCTACTAATAGAATGGACCATAAAACATCTCTATATATGTGTATGATGAGTGCCAATGCACTTGAAGGTATTAGATTCTATGTATCATTTGCTTGTAGTTGGGCATTTGCCGAACTAAAGAAAATGGAAGGTAATGCAAAGATTATTAAATTTATTGCACGTGATGAAAATACACACCTTGCTGGCACTACTACTATTATTAAGAAAATGCTTCAGGAAGATAAGGACTTTGTAAAGATTGCAAAGAAAATGGAACCAGAAGTAATTAAATTATTCACTCAAGTTATCGAGCAAGAGAAAGAATGGGCCCGATACCTATTTAAAGATGGCTCGATGATCGGCCTAAACCAGGCAATATTGGAAGAATATATTGAGTGGATTGGTTGTAAAAGAATGAGAGCTTTAGGCCTTCATTGCCCATATACTGTCCCTCAAGCAAACCCTTTACCTTGGACACAAAAGTGGATTGGTGGTGGTGATGTACAAGTCGCACCACAAGAAACCGAAAT